TATAATAGGACATATGAGTTTTTTACAGACAACAGATAAACAAAGAAAAAGAACCTTGACTGAAAAGCAAGAGAAGTTTTTATCAGCTCTTGCTGGTGAAGCGAATGGAGATGCACGAAAAGCCCTCACAGTAGCAGGATATGAACAAACATCATACTATGCTGTTCTAGACTCCCTCAAAGAAGAGGTAGTAGATGTTGCAAATAGCATACTTGCCCACAGTGCTCCCAAAGCGGCGGCTAAATTAGTAGATGTACTTGAGAGTGACGCTCCCATACCACAAGTCGGTGCTAAGTTACAAGCCGCCCAAACTTTATTAGATAGAGTTGGTATTAGTAAAAGAGAAAGAGTTGACGTTAATCACAGTGTTACAGGTGGTATCTTTCTATTACCAGACAAAGAAGACATAAAGATTATAAATGGAACAGCAGAAGAAGATGACACTCAAGCGTAGAACTACATCAACTATACCATTTGGTTATAAACAATCAGAAGAAGTCAATGGATTTCTAGAACCTATCCCTGAACAACTCGAAGCGTTAGAAGAAGTTAAAGGTTATATCTTAAACGGCTCACTATCTCTTCGAGGGGCTGCAGAACAACTACAATATAAAACAGGTAGAGGTATGTCAGCAGTAGGATTAAAGAAGATTGTAGACAAAGAACGAAACAAGAACGGATTATTATCTAAGCATGGACGAACCAGCTAAGAAAAAAAGAGGTAGACCAAAGGGTTCAAGTAGTCCAAGGCATCTAACTCGTGAGCATCAAGCACGACTACAAGCAGCTCGTGAGTTAAAAGCTAAAAAGAAAAAGATAGGAAAGCTAGAAGTAAAGCTATCACAAGAGCGTGGTAAGTTAAAAGATAAGAAAGAAGCTTTAACTTCGCCTGTTCTTACAGAAACTACTAAAGAAAACTTACCTACTAAGGTAAAAGAGTTTATAGATGAGAACAAAGAGTCTATTGTTTTTAAACCAAACACTGGACCACAAACAGATTTCTTAGCTGCACCAGAGCAAGATGTGTTATATGGTGGAGCTGCAGGTGGTGGTAAGTCATATGCAATGTTAGTTGACCCACTACGGTTTATGCACAGACCAGGACATAGAGCTTTATTACTTAGAAGGTCTATGCCAGAACTACGAGAGCTTATAGATAAGTCAAGAGAACTTTATCCAAAAGCTTTTACTGGTGCAAAGTTTAGAGAAGTAGAAAAGATTTGGAGATTTCCAAGCGGAGCTATGCTTGAGTTTGGATACCTTGACAGAGATGCCGATGTATACAGATATCAAGGACAAGCTTATAGTTGGATAGGGATAGATGAGTTAACTCAATATCCTACAGAGTTTCCCCTTCAGTATTTGCAATCACGATTGAGAACAACTGACCCAGAGATAAAAACTTATATTCGGTGTACTGCAAACCCTGGAGGAGTCGGCGGAAATTGGGTAAAGAAAAGATACCTTGACCCTTCGCCACCTAATGAAGCTTTTGAAGGTTCAGATGGATTAACTCGTAAGTTTATACCTGCAAGACTAGATGATAACCCATATCTTGCAGAAGATGGTAGATACGAACAGATGTTAGCATCACTACCACCAGTACAAAGAAAACAATTAATGGAAGGTAACTGGGATGTTTCAGAAGGTGCAGCCTTTGCAGAGTTTGATATAGATAAACATATCATACCTCCTTTCCAAATACCTTATCATTGGATGAAGTATAAAGGTATTGACTATGGTTATGCAGCAGAGTCAGCTTGTATCTGGGCTACTATTGACCCAGAAGATGATACTATTATTGTTTATAGAGAGTTATATCAAAAAGGTTTAACAGGAGAAGACCTTGCAGAAGTTATAACTGAGATGGAACAAGACGAACGCAAAAGTATACAAGGTGTTCTTGATACTGCAGCGTGGAACAGAACAGGAACAACAGGTCCTACAGTAGGTGAAACTTTAGTAAGAGCTGGTCATAAACTTAGACCAGCAGATAAAAATAGAATACAAGGTAAAATACAAATACACGAAAAGTTAAAACCAAATACTAGCACAGGTAGACCAAGATTACAAATTATGTCTAACTGTGTAAATTTAATTAGAGAGTTACAAAGTATTCCTTGTGACCCTAATAGACCTGAAGATGTTGATACAAAAGCATCTGACCATGCATATGATGCATTAAGATATCTAATTATGTCTAGACCAAGAATGCCTAGCACATATAGAGAGATGGGCGAAATAAAACGATTCACACCTAGTGACCCAACATTTGGATATTAATAATTATGAAAGATAAAATAATAGAAAGTTTAATAGCACACGCTGAAGGACATATTAAAAAGCACTGTGCTAATATAGATATATACTTAGAAAACTCTGTAGGTATAGGAGAACATTCAGATGTTCTTGAAGCTATAGAAAAAGAATTAGAAGTTGTAGCTAAATATGACGACCAATTAAATGTTCTAAGAAAGTATTTTATATAGTGCCTATATATACATTTAAGAATAAAAAAACAAAAGAAGTTTACGATATGGTTATGTCGTATGAAGATTTGTTAAAGTATAGAAAGAAACGAAACATAGAACAAGTATTCCAACCTTATAAGGTATTTCGTCTAAATGATATGGGCGGACCAGAAGATAGCTTTAGAGAGTGGTGCAAACAAGAAGCAACAGATATAGATACAAGTAAATCATTTAATTTTAGAAATAGCAAAGAGGAGTACTTATTTGGTAATGAAGAAGATAAATAATAAAAATTGTTTAGAAGGTAAGACTGTTCAGATAGGATACTCAGATATAGACCTTAAAGTTCAAGCTCCTGAATTTAAAAAAGCTAACATGACAGATTGTTATGGTCAGTATACTCAAAGAGAAAACATAATTGAGATACAGCCTGGGCTTTCTGACATAGATGAAGCCAATACTTTAATACATGAGATAATACATGCCTGTGTTTATATCTCATCACTTAACACAGATGGACAACCACTATCTACTGATAACGATGAAGAAGTTGTGGTAAACAGCCTATCTAATCATTTAATTCAAGTATTAAGAGATAATAAATGGTTATTACCATATTTATCAAAAAAACTACTTGACAAAACTAAATAATGACTGTATAATAGAATACAGGGATATATACAATATTAAGGGGAACTATGGTAGATTATACACAAGATAGTAAACAAGACGAACCAGCATCAGCAGAAGATATTCAAAAAGAAGAGGAAAAGTCTAAACTTTCTTCCTATATCTATAGAAAATTTTATGACTGTGAAACTGCTCGTAGAAGTGATGAGGATAGATGGTTAGAAGCTTATCACAATTATCGTGGTAGATATTATAAGAATGTTAAATTTAGAGACCATGAAAAGTCTAGAGTCTTTGTAAAAGTAACAAAAACCAAAGTATTAGCAGCTTACGGACAAATTACAGATGTTCTGTTTTCTGCAAACAAGTTTCCCATCTCCGTAGAAGAAACTAAAATACCAGAAGGTGTAGCAACTTTTGCACATCTTAATCCCCTAAAAGAGCAGCTAGGTGACGGTCTTCAGCAACCCGACCCAACTATCGAAGGAAATATGGGAATGGGTACAGAGACTCCTGCCCCAACACCAATGGCTACTCCAATTGGTTTTGAAGGGGATGGGAAAGCCCTAGAGCCTGGTACTAGGTTTGAAGCTTTAAATGAAGAGTTTTTAGCCTCTCTTACAAAAGAATACGAAGGTGCAGATTTACAAGAAGGTCCAGCACCTATGCCTGAGATGGCTCAAATAAAACCAGCTCAGATAGCAGCTCGTAGAATGGAAAGACTTATTCACGATGAAATAGAAGAATCAAATGGTTCTAGTGAATTAAGAAATGCAATATTTGAATCAGTATTATTAGGAACTGGGATTGTAAAAGGTCCATTTACCTTTCATAAAACATTACATGTATACGATAAGAATGAAGAAGGTTTCAGACAATACAATCCAAAACAAGTAAAAGTACCAAAGTTAGAACATGTAAGTCTTTGGGATTTTTATCCAGACCCTAATGCAACAAGTATTGAAGAATGTGAGTTCACAATTCAGCGACATAAATTTAATAGAAATCAACTAAGGAATTTGCTGAACAGACCATTCTTTGATAAAGAAGCAGTACTTTCTGCTTTAGAAGATGGCCCTAACTATCAAGATAGAAGTTTTGAATCTAATTTAGATTTAGGTGATGAAACTTATGAATCAAGTGAAAGTAACTCTAGATTTGAAGTTCTTGAATATTGGGGTATCGTAGATAAAACAAC